GCCGGGAAAGAGATTGAAAAAGTACAGCCAGGCAGCAGGACGGTACCGCCGGAAGGATTTGTGTTTTGGGAAACAAAGGAGGAAGCGCAGGATGTTACCAGTAAAAAAATTGAAACCGGGAGATAAGATTATGATTCGAGAAGCATGGGCACAGAAGGATGAAAACCAAAAGACTGCGCCGCAACGCCGGGCAACAGTGATCAAACAATACCCGCACCATGTTCTCGTCGAGAACGCGAAGGGAACCAGATGTTGCATCACAAATGCGGAGATTTATGGGACGGAGAAGAGAAAAGGAGTACAGGAGGCAGCAGGGATGCGCGATAGCAGCGGGAAAGAAGTGGACGTAAAAGAAAGTAAGCGGCGCTTCCCTGCACTGGAATTTGGAAAGGAGCGGAGGAGATGAGGGGGACAGCATGTGCATACAAGATCTATAAGAGAGGGCGGTATATGGGAATATACCGGGCATCAGAAATTGAAACGCTCATAGGGCTGCCGAAAGCAAGGGTGAACCGCTATGCGCGGGAGCGGATGAAATGGCAGGGAATGTACCAGGTCGTGCTGGCAGGGGAGGCGAAACGCACATGAATCTGAAAGATGTGTTGGTCGTGATTCTGGCAGCAATCGTGACAGGAGCTTTACTTTGGACTTTATGCGGCAAAGCGGCGTGGTTTATCGGACACGATGATGGACAGGCGTATGAGAGGTACATGGAATCAATGATGGAAAACGGGATGTACCCGGATATCTACGGGTACGGATGGGGGCGATAATGAAAACATGGAAAGTGATACTGATTGTCACAGTTATGATGATATTGTATTTTATGCTTCTGTTCTGGTCAATCGCGAACTATGGGCTGGACGGCGGTGGGAACATGATGTTTATGAGATAGGAGATCTTGGAAAAAGATGGAACAAAAGGAAATGAGCAAGGCATATGCTGTAGATTTCGACGGGACGCTGTGTGAAAACAGGTGGCCGGAAATCGGGGAACCGAATCAGGAGCTGATCGGTTATCTGGTCGGACGCAGGCAGCAGGGAGATAAAGTAATCCTGTGGACCTGCCGGAGCGGGGAGCCGCTTCAGAAGGCAGTAGAGTGGTGTCAGGGACATGGTTTGAAATTTGACACCGTGAATGAAAATCTTCCGGAAAGAATTGAATTTTTCGGAGGGGACTGCCGGAAGGTGGGAGCAGATGTCTATATAGATGATAGAGCGTGGAATCCGATAACAGGTGGAGATATATCAAACATGGCAGCAGGCGAACGAGGAACCTGTGAAGGATTGGAGACAACGGAGGAACTTGCAGGGTGGAAAAAACAAATGATGAGGACATTTATGGGAGGCGGAAGCTTATGAAAAAGATAAGAGCAATAGCGGTTGCGATGGCAATGACAGTATTTTTAAGCGGGTGCTACGATTATGGAAGGGACATTACCATAATTTGTCCGGTAATAAATTATATGGCTGTGGACGGTGGAGCGATTGTTATATACGAGATGGACGGGGAACGCAGGGAGAAAAAATTTTTAGAAAAAGATGTTTACGCCTGCGATGAATCCAGCCGGATCATTGCGGTAGGGAAGGTGTACGAGGATGGATCGAGGTCGTTGAGGTTGTACCTGTACCTTAGCGAGGAGGATTATGTGCAGTACACGAAAGATAGGTTTGATTTTTAAGTAAGCAAATGGATGAGAAAGAAGGTGGCACCGATGGATAAAAACATCCTAAACGACTACATAGATGCATGTGCGCTGGTCCAGGAGACAGAACGGGACATCCGGGCATTAAAGAAAAAGCGCAAGACAATCATCCAGACGAATGTAAGCGGGAGCAATCCGGATTTCCCGTACCAGCCGCAGCATTTCAAGATCGAAGGGACGACATTTACCTATGCAGACGACAGTGCGCTTCGGTGGGACGAAGGCTTGCTGGAGCGCCGGAAAGCGAACGCAGAGAAGATTAAGCTGAACGTGGAAGAGTGGATGCTGACGATCCCGGCGCGGATGCAGCGGATCATCCGGTGGAAATTCCTCGAAGAGCTGACCTGGGAGGAGGTGGCTGTGAAGATGGGGAGGAAGGCAACGGGGGATAGTGTAAGAATGGAATTTACAAATTTCATGAAATAATTTCGTTTTTTTCGCTTTTTTCGGTTTTAAAATGTTATAGTATATACTGCAAGCAGTGAAAGAATTTACTTCCCCTGAAAATGATGATTTCTGCAGGATACCCAGTCAAACGGCTGGGTATTTTTGTATATCAACCATTGACATACGTATAAATACGTGTTACAATATAACCATGATAAGGAAAGGAGATACAAAAGATGCCAATGACACCAAAGGAAATGATAAGTTTCCTGCAAAAAGCTGGGTATGTTATTCTCAGCCAGAATGGTTCTCACGTTAAAATGAGAAATCAGGATAGCGGCAGAACCGTAGTCGTTCCTTATCACTCCAAAGACCTGAAAAAGGGATTGGAGCAGGCAATATTGAAACAGGCGGGGCTGAAATAGCCCTGCCACCTGAAATGGAGGTTATATATGGAAAGGTTATTTTATCCGGCAGTTTTTCATAAAGCGGAGGAAGGTGGGTTCTGGGTAAGCTTTCCGGATATTCCAGAGTGTATGACACAAGGGGATGACATGCAGGACGCGTATGAGATGGCAGTGGATGCGTTGGGATTGTCCTTAAGCACAATGGAAGATGCGGGAGAAGTTATTCCAGAAGCGTCTCCGCTGGATCGTGTGGATGCAGAGGATGGAACGCTTATCATTGTAGAATTTGATATGGCAGAATATCGCAGAAGACATTCTTCAAAAGCGGTAAAAAAGACATTAACAATTCCGGAGTGGCTGAACGAAGCTGCCGTGCGTGAAAACATCAATTTTTCACAGGTATTGCAGGAAGCCCTTATGAAAAAATTAAACGGATTACAGAAGCAGGCATAACAACCTGCTTCTTTCTTTTTCCCTAAAAATCTGGACCATTAGATCAGTGGCAGATCATCCGGCTCATAACCGGTCGGTCGCAGGTTCGATTCCTGCATGGTCCACTGGCCAACGTGCCAACATTGGTTTCTCCTTGATCCTCCTAGCGGAATGCTGTTAAGGGCTGTCAAAAGTCCGGAAGGATTTTATTTGTAAATGAATTGAGAGGTGGTGAGGTGAAAAGTGAGAAAGTAAGAGAACAGGCTTTTCGGGATTATCAGGAAGGAATGAAGTATAAGGAGATCGCTGAAAAGTATGGGGTAAGTCTTTCGACGGTCAAGTCCTGGGCGTCGAGATACTGGAAAAAAGGTTGCAACCTTGAAGAAAAAAAGTTGCAACCAAAAGGGAAAAAGGTTGCAACCAAAGAAAAGAGTAAAAGAGCCGTTGCGGAAGATGTTGGTCAAGTATTGGAAAATGCTGATTTAACAGATAAACAAAGGCTTTTCTGCTTATATTATGTTCGGTGCTTCAACGCTACAAAAGCATATAAGAAAGCATATGGCAGCAGCTATGATGTCGCAAATTCGGAAGGATACCGTCTCCTTGTAAATCCTTGTATCCGGGATGAGATTATGAAGCTGAAACAGAACCGTCTGAACCGCGAGCTTTTGGATGAGCATGATATTTTTCAGAAGTATATGGATATTGCATTTGCGGATATGACGGATTATGTTTCGTTTGGGCGTGAAACCGTTCCAGTAATGGGGGCGTTTGGGCCGATCACGGTGACGGATGAAAAGACGGGAGAAAAAATTCCGCTGACAAAAGAAATAAACGTGGTAAAATTCAGGGAATCAACGGATGTGGATGGGACGCTTATTGCCGAAGTCAAGCAAGGGAAAGATGGTGCAAGTGTGAAACTGATGGACCGGATGAAGGCAATGAATTGGCTGACGGATCATATGGATCTGGCAACGGAAGAGCAGCGCGCCCGGATCGCTGTCCTGAAAGCGAAGACAAATGTCGCAGAAGATGAGGATGCGGCAGCAGACGATGGTTTCCTTGCGGCACTGAATGGAACCGCAGGGGAGGACTGGTCGGATGAGGCAGATTAAGCGTTTTTTCCAATTCAAGCCGTTTTCGCAAAAGCAGCGAAAAATCCTGAATTGGTGGTGCCCGGATTCCCCGGTAAAGGGTTATGACGGGATCATTGCAGATGGCGCAATCAGATCCGGCAAGACAGTGAGCATGTCGCTGTCCTTTGCGATCTGGGCAATGGATACGTTTAACGGACAGAATTTTGCCATGTGTGGCAAGACGATCGGTTCATTCAGACGAAACGTTCTGTTTTGGTTGAAGCTGATGCTGAAAAGCCGCGGGTATCAGGTCTCAGATCACAGGGCGGATAACCTGGTGATTATCAGACGCGGGGCTGTGGAGAACTATTTTTATATTTTCGGCGGCAAGGATGAACGATCACAAGACCTGATTCAGGGCATTACGCTGGCGGGTGTTTTTTTTGATGAAGTGGCGTTAATGCCGGAAAGCTTTGTAAATCAGGCAACCGGACGCTGCTCTGTACAAGGGTCAAAATACTGGTTTAACTGTAACCCAGACGGTCCGTATCACTGGTTTAAAATAAACTGGATCAATAAATCGACCGGATATCTCGGCAGAGAGAAGACAGCGAAGGTCAGGGCGGAAGCCGCAGCAAAAGGGCTGGAAGCAGGGCTAAAAAATATCTTGTATGTCCACTTTACGATGGACGACAATTTGAGCCTGTCAGAAGAGATCAAAGCCAGGTACCGCAGTATGTACACCGGCGTGTTTTTCAAACGCTACATTTTAGGCTTGTGGGCAATGGCGGAAGGAATTATCTATGACATGTTTGACGCTGATAAGCATGTACAGAAGATAACAGATTTCTTCCGGTGTCTGAAAGACGGCGGGCGATATGTAAGCTGCGACTATGGTACGCAAAACGCAACTGTTTTTTTACTATGGAACAAGGGCAACAACGGGAAATGGTACTGCGTTCGGGAATATTATTATTCCGGGCGTGCGAAAGGGAAACAGAAAACAGATGGAGAATATGCAGATGATTTTGAAAAGTGGCTGGATGGCGTCCCGATCAGAGCAGTGATTGTAGACCCGGCAGCCGCTTCTTTTATCGCGGAACTGAGGAAACGTGGATATCGTGTCCTGAAAGCAGACAACGATGTGGAGGATGGCATACGAGAGGTTGCCTCCATGCTTAACATGGGCTTGCTGGTATTTTGCGATACCTGCATCAATACGATCATGGAATTTGGATCCTACATCTGGGATGAAAAAGCAGCACAGCTGGGCGAGGACAGACCGGTAAAAGAAAATGACCACGCGATGGACGCAGTAAGATATTTTGTGTATACAATTCTGAGTAAGCGGACAGGGCGTGTGAAAAATAAAGCAAAATACGGCTTTAATTAAAGCGAGGTGATATGGATGTATAAGTTTACAATGCCCGCGGACAAGTGGGACGAAACAGCGCCGGACAAGCAGGCAATCCGGCTGTTGATTATGAAGCATCAGAAGTTTAGAGAGAAGCTTGCAAAAAAGAAAAGGTATTATGAAGGTGAGCATAAGATACTGGATGAAGCGGAGCGCAAAAATAAGCTGGTGTGTAACCATGCAAAGGACATTGCGGACACGGCATCCAGTTATTTTATTGGGAATCCGGTATCCTACAAGAGCAGTGCAGACATCGCTGCACTGACGGAGCCGCTGGAACTTGCCGGGGCAGATGAGGCGGACGGGGATAACGGTTTGGATTTGTCCATTTACGGACTTGCCTTTGAGTATATTTACGCAAAAGAGGGCGAAACCGACCTGATTATAAAGAATCTGTCCCCGGAAAATACCTTTATGGTATACGACGACAGCATCGAAGAAAATGAGCTGTTTGCGGTGTACTACTCCATTCGCAAGGACGACGGGCACGATACAAAAATTATATATGTCGCCACCGTCGTTACGAAGAATTTCCGCTATGTGCTGGACATCGAGGATATCGAAGGACCACAGGCGCTGCTGGAAGAGCCAGAACCGCACTACATGGACGAAGTGCCGATCGTTGCATACCAAAACAACAAGCTTGGCATTGGGGACTATGAGCTGCAGATCCCACTTATCGACGCGTACAACGCTCTGATGTCCGACCGTGTGACGGATAAAGAGCAGTTTGTAGATGCGATCCTTGCCCTGTATGGCTTTATGCTGGGGGACGAAGAGGGAAAAGATGCAGACGGTAGGACAGCGCCGCAGCGGTTAAAAGAAGATAAGCTGCTGGAAATGCCTGCAGATGCGAGGGCGGAATACATCACGCGGACGTTTGACGAATCCGGTGTTGAGATCTTGAAAAAGGCAATCGAGCAGGACATCCACAAATTTTCCCATATTCCGTGCATGTCCGATGAATCGTTTGGCGGCAATGTGTCGGGCGTAGCGATGGAGTTTAAGCTCCTGGGGATGGAAAACATTACGAAGATTAAAACGAGGTATTACCGCAAGGGGCTGCGTAAGCGGCTCCGTATTTTTGCCAATTTCCTCTCAAAAAAGGGGATTGCGGTAGATATTACAGGTATTACGCCGACCTTTACCCGCGCAATGCCGAAGAACCTGCTGGAAATTAGCCAGATCGTAAGTAACCTGTGGGGTAAGGTAAGCCGGAAAACGTTGCTGTCTCAGGTTCCTTTTGTGAATGATGTGGACGAAGAGCTGGAAGCTGTGGAAAAAGAAGAGCAGGAGAATCTGGAAAAGCAGCAAGCCATGTTCGGGCTCGGCAGCAATACGCCGCCGGACACACCGTCAAAGGATGATGTAGATGAGTGATTACTGGGAACGTCGGAAAGCGCAGCAGATGTTTGAGTATATGGCTGGAGCGGAAGAGCGGGCGGGTAGCATCGCAAAGCTGTATCTGCAGGCATCCCGGTATTTTGCCGGGAAGATGGATACAATATTTGAACGGTACCGGAAGCAGAACGGTCTAAGCGAAGCGGATGCAAGACGGCTTCTGAACCAGATCAGAACGCCGGGAGATATCGACGAATTAAAACAGCTGTTGAGGCAGGCGACAGAAGACGGGGACAGCGAAAAGCGCAAACAGCTCCTTACGGAGTTGGAAGCCCCGGCATACCGGGCGAGACTGGAACGGCTGCAGCGGATGTATGGCAATCTGGATCAGGTCATGCAGAACATCTATAAACAAGAGCAGATCGAGCACGAAGCGTGGTATTTAGAGCTGGCAGCAGATGCCTATTATCATTCCGTGTACGATCTGCAAAAACAGACCGGTCTTGCCTATTCCTTTGGGTATATCTCCCAGAAGATGATAGAGCGTGTTATTAACAGCCGGTGGAGCGGTGCAAACTACTCCGAGCGAATATGGGGCAACACCCGGAAGCTTGCTGACGACCTGAAACAGGAATTACTGTTAAGCCTGGTAACGGGAAGGACAGACCGGGAAGCGGCAGAGGTATTTGCGCAGCGCTTTGCTGTGGGCGCAAGCTATGCAAGACGACTGATCCGGACAGAATCCTGTTATCTATGTACCCAGATGGACATGTTAAGCTATGAGGACTCCGAAATTGAGTATTATCGGTATCTGGCAACGCTGGATTTACGGACATCAAAAATTTGCCGGGAGCTGGACGGCAAAGTATTCAGGGTTGCGGATCAGCAGACAGGCGTAAACGCTCCGCCGATGCATCCGTGGTGCAGGTCAACTACTACAGCGGCACTGAGCGACGAAGATTTAGCCCGGCTTACCCGCAGGGCAATCGATCCGGTGACCGGAAAAGAAATCCATGTGCCTGCCGGCATGACATACGATCAATGGTATCAGACCTATGTAGTCGGAAATCCGGAAGCGGAGCTGAATGAAAAGAAGATCAGAAACCGATATTCTGACCGGAAGCAGCTCGAACGGTATCGGGCAATCATCGGCGACGACATACCGAAAAATCTGGATGATTTCCAGAATTTGAAGTATAATGAACCTGAGAAATGGAAAGAGCTTAAATCCTTAAAGGCGTACCTGAAAAAACATCCGGGGAACACCCGGCAGGATTACGATGTCCAAACAGCGCTGAAAGAAGCCGGAATAAAAGGAGTTGCAAAAGTAAACCCTGAAAAGCTCGATGTTTCTGGATATACCTATGATGCGGATCACATTAATACAGAGCGTTCCCACATGGTCAGCCGTGAAGAGGCGGAACGATTTATAAGGGAATCTGATGTGTCGCTTACCCGATGGAATGGCAGGTTTGTAAATTATTACAGCAAAGACGGGGCAACGTATGTGGATGTAGAAAACAAGAGCATCAGGACATCTTTTTCAAGTAGAGAATTTGATGGAAATACTTTAAAAATCAGGGAGGTTGTAGAAAAGTATGCAGGAAAGAACGATTGTGTGCCCAATCCTGAAAAAGCAGATTGATGATACGATCTGCTACGATATCCATATGAATGTCGAGGGGCTGCTTCCTGACTGGGGAGTACCAAAGGAAGTTGTATGTATACCGGACTACAAGCGGATTTGTATGGAATGCAAAAATCATAAGGAGTAAATACCACCAGTCAAAAGACCGGTGGTATTTTTATACCCATTTTTAAGAAAGAGAGGAAGAGCAACATGGAAAATGAAGAATTTTTAAGACTGTGTAAAGCAAAGGTAGCTGAGTACACCAATGCACATATGGATAAGACAGATCGGCAACAGATACATGTAAATGACGTTTATTTAGTGTGGAGTTGCAAGGCATTACAGAACAACAAAGCACTGCTTAGTACTACAGTTCCGGATGGCATGTACTACGAACTGACATACAACGGCGATAAAAAGGAACTATATTTGGATGCTTATAAGAAATTTGAAAATCAGTGTTTTAAAATGTAGGAGGAGAAGAACATGAAGGCAATGTTATCACAGCCAATGGCTGGAAAGACTGACGCAGAAATTATTGCAACCAGAGAAAAAGCAATCAATGCATTAAAAGAAAAGGGATATGAAATTGTAAATACCCTTTTTACAGATGAATGGTATAGCAAAGAAAAAATGGAAGAACGCGGAGTCGTGCAGATTCCTTTATGCTTTCTTGCAAAATCCTTGGAGAATATGAGCTTGTGCCATGCTGCATATTTCTGTAAAGGATGGGAAAATGCCAGAGGATGCAGATTAGAGCATGATGCAGCAGTAGCCTATGGATTAGATGTCATTTACGAAGAATAATTGCGCCAGCGCAACGGAGGGAGGTGAGAGCGGTGAAAGTGAAATGTATCAAACGTTACAGCGACATCAGGCTGAAAGAGATCATTGAAGTCGGAACTGTTCTGGAAGTAGATAAAGAAAGAGCAGAGCATCTGATCCATGACGGCGTTGCTGAGGCGGTAAAGGAAACTGAGAAGGCAGCAGGCAGGGGAAAGGAATAGGTGATCCAAACATCTCCCTCTGGGACGCAGGGTGAAGCGTCTTATTTTTGCGTCTTTTTCTGCCAGACGTTAAAGAAGCAGATTCCATAAACTGAATGGCCCGGGCGTGAATACGAATAGGCTGGGCAGAAAGGAAAAGACATGAAAAACAGATTTGCAAAAGCAGTATGCAAATACCCACTGAATATCCAGTTTTTTGCGGAGGGAGACGGTGCTGGTGCCGGAGACGGAAACGGCGGTGGTTCCGGAAGCGGATCGGATGGAAGTGGCACAGGCGATGGAGGAAGCGGGAGCAATGGGCAGAGCTTTGACGATTTCCTGAAAAATGGAAATCAGGCAGAGTTTGACCGCAGAGTGAATAAGGCGGTTGAAACAGCAGTCGGAAAAGCCCGTGAGAAATGGGAACTGCTGACGAACGATAAGCTGTCCGAAGCAGAAAAGCTCTCCAAAATGACAAAAGAGGAAAAAGCACAGTATCTGGCACAGAAGCACGAAAAGGAGCTTGCAGACCGGGAAGCAAGCATTACCAAACGGGAGCTTATGGCAGAAGCAAAAAATACCCTTACCGAGAAAAAGCTGCCACTTGGTCTGGCGGAAATTTTGAACTATACGGATGCGGAAAGCTGTAAATCCTCTATGGCAGCGGTCGAAAAAGCGTTTCAGGAAGCCGTGGAAGCTGCGGTAGAAGAAAAGCTGAAAGGCGGGAAACCGCCGAAAAAGGCAGGTGATCAGGGCGATGATCTGGCTGCGCAGGTTGAAAAAATTATGATGGGGTACTAACCCGGAAAGGAAAGGGAAATAAAGAATGGCAATTAACACATTAGCGACTGCAACACTGTTCCAGAAGACTCTGGATAAAGCTGCAGTGAGAGAAGCTGTAACCGGATGGATGGACGGAAACGCAGGACAGGTTAAGTACAGCGGCGGCGCGGAGATCAAGATTCCGAAGATGTCTGTGCAGGGGCTTGCGGATTACGACAGAGACAACGGCTACCAGCAGGGCGGCGTTACTCTGGAATACGAAACCAGGAAAATGACGCAGGACAGAGGAAGAATGTTCCAGCTTGACCCGATGGATGTCGACGAAAACAATTTTGTGACCACTGCAGCCGCAGTTATGGGGGAATTTCAGAGAACTTTTGTAATTCCGGAAATCGACGCATATCGTATTTCTAAAATTGCAACAGAAACAATTACCGCAAAGAAAGCGGGCATGATCGAATACGGCTATACCCCGGGCGCTGCAAGCACTTCTGCGCTGAGAAAACTGAAAGAGGGCATTAAGGCAGTAAGAGACCTGTATAATGGTCCTTTGGTATGCCACGCAACCCCTGACTTTATTATGGAGCTTGAGTTGGAACTTGCAGGAAAGATTACGTCGGTGACATTTGCTAAGGGCGGCATTGATACGCAGGTACCTTCTGTGGATGGCGTGCCGATCATTTCCACACCATCCAACCGGATGTACAGCGCTATTAAGATTCTGGACGGTAAGACTGTCGGGCAGGAAATTGGCGGTTACAAGAAAGGTGATGCTGCAAAAGACCTGAACTTCTTTCTCTGCCCCAGAACTACGCCGATTGCAGTTACCAAACAGGATGTGATGAGAATCTTTGATCCTATGACAAACCAGAAACTGAACGCATGGCAGATGGATTACAGACGATTCCATGACATCTGGGTGCTGGACAACAAACTGGACAGTATCTTCCTGAACATCAAAGACGCGGAGGGCTGATATGCGGCTGATCTTTAAAAATGTGGAGCGGGAAACCGATGATCCTGCAAGAATCCGGAAACTGAAAGCGGAAGGATACGAGGAAATGGACCCTGTACCGCAGGAAGAAAGCGAAGAGCAGACGGAAGCGCTGGAAGAAATGAGTGTTTCCGCGTTGCGTGCGCTGGCAAAAAGGAAAGGGCTGGATGGAACCTCTGGACTGAATAAAGAGGAACTTCTGGCAGTATTAAAGGATGTGATCTGATGGACAACATCGAAAAACTGCAGGTTCTTACCGGAGAAAAGGACGGCGTTATTTTGACCGTACTGCTGGAGGATGCAGAACAGTTTGTCCTGTCCTACACGAACAGAACACGGATGATCCCGCAGCTTGATAATACCGTCCGTGAACTGGCGCTGATTGCATATAACCGGCTCGGGACAGAAGGTGAGAGCAGCCGGAGCGCATCCGGCGAATCCTACAGCTTCGATAATGCACCGAAGCAAATATATGACATCCTGAACCGGTACAGGCTGGCAAGAGTAGGAGGACGGGTCTATGAGACTGAGACGGAACAGACTGATTGAATGCAATCACAGGCGTGCGATTCCGGTAAAAGATAAGGAGGGCGTGACCACGATCGAATATGGCACGCCGTCTTCTTTTTTTGCGGAAATGTGGGCAGGTGGCGGAAAGCTGCAGGCGGAACGTTACGGAATCCGTTTGCCGAACATCCGGAATTTACGCCTTGATGGAGACTATCGGGAGATTATGGAGAACGGAGAAGTACGGTACGAGTTTGATGACGGCTTCTCCGTGTCCGTGAACGACGGTATCTGTATTTATTCCGCGCCGGATCAGGAACCGGATTATAAAGTCGTGGCGGTTTATCCTTATGGACATCTTGTGTTGGAGGTGGAACGCAGATTTGAAGGTGGAATTTGAGGATCTGAGCAGGCAGATGTCTGAGTTATCCAGGCTTCCAGCCGGGTTGCGTGGAAGCATCGGTAGACAGATTGCACTTGTGCAGGCTTCAGCAAAAGAGGAAGCACCGGTAAGGCGTTTTGGAAGCGGCGGCGGTGAGCTGCGGCAGAGCATCCTGACACAAATGGAAATATACTCTGATCGGATGGTTGCGATCTGCTACACCAACAAAGAGTATGCGCCATATGTGGAGTTTGGTACGGGTCCAAACGGAGAAGCCCACCACGCCGGAATATCTCCTGATGTGCATCCGGTGTACAAACAGCGCGGTTGGGTGATACCGGCGGATGCAATGTCCGTGGAAGCGGCGCAGTCCTATGGCTTTGGAATTGCCAGAGACGGCGACAAGGTAATCGGATATTACACCAGAGGGCAGGCAGCGCGCCCGTTTATGTACCCGGCGTTGAAAAACAACGAGGGCGAGATTATCCGGCACCTGTCCGCCGATCTGAGAAAAGAGGTAAGGAAACTGTGAAAAATGTAAAAGACGAAGTGTTTGCGGCGCTGCAGGCGGTGTGCGACAACGTGTCAGATGTATACCCGACATCTTGGGTGGATCTTCCGGCGATCCAGTACACCGAAGAGGAAAACAGGGTATATGAGCGTACCGCAAACAAGGAAGATAAAGCATCTGTTCGTTACCGGATTGATATCTGGAATAGCGGGAGCACATCGGGGATGGCGCAGGCTGTAGATGCTGCCATTGCCGCGCTTGGGCTGGTGCGAACCGGCTGCAGCGATGTCCCGGATCCATCCGGCATGCGACATAAACAGATGCGTTATGAAGGTATCATTGACATGGATTCCGATATTGTGTATTGGAACGGTAACAATTATTAAAGGAGGAATGTGAAATGCTGGCAAATGGAGCAGCTTTAGGCTACAAAGAAACCAAAGAGGGAGCAAGCTATACAGACCTTGCAGGATTAAAGGAAATCCCTGAAATTGGTTCTGATCCTGAAAAAGTAGAAAACACTACCTTAAAGGACAAGGTAAAACAGTATGAAATGGGCATCGGTGATCCGGGCGATATGGTCTATAAGTTCAAGTACGACAACAGCTCGGCGGAAAGCTCTTACCGCAAATTCCGCGAAATGGAAGCATCGAAGAAAACCTATTATTTTGAGGAAACTGATCCGGATGGAACGAAAATTGAGTTTGCGGCACAGCCCTCTGTGAAAAGAACAGGCGGCGGCGTCAACGGCGTTATTGAGTTTGATGTAACGATGGCACTGCAGAGCGAACTTACATTCACCGATCCGGCGTAAAGGAGGGCAACATAAATGGACTTTTTTGGAAATACAACACCTGGTTCGCAGATGCCTATGCAGAATGAAACTTATCAGCCTACAGAAAATGCTGCGGTGCAGGAAGAAAAGAAAGCGCCGCAGAGAAATCCTTTTGCAATCTGGGAGGTCGGTGGAGAGACTTACAGGTTAAAGCTGCAGACTGCAGGTGTCAAAGAGCTGGAAGCGAAATATAAAGGCTCCATCATGGAGCTGATGTCGTTCAAGGGTGGGATGCCACCGCTGACCGTTATGTTGGATGTTGCACACACGGCGATGAAGCCGTGGACGCATAAGGTATCTGCAAAGGATATGGAGTCCCTGTATGACAAATACGAGCAGGAAGGCGGCGACCTGCTGAGCTTCTTTACCAACGTATACCTGGATGTATTCCTGGTGAGCGGTTTTTTATCGAAATCGGTGGCAGCGGAAATGTCCGAGTCACTGGCGGAAATGCGCAAAGAACTGTAAGCGAGTTACTGGACGAGTTGTATCCGAAGTTTCTGGACATGGGATACAGCCCGTCTTTTTTCTGGGAATGCAGTCTTGCTGAGGTAGTTGATCTGTTCGATTCCTATCGCAGACGCGAAGATCGACGGCAGAAAGAAAAAGACGAAGCATTTAAGGTGCGGGCTTTGAGCCTTCAGGTATTAGCGTTGCAGATCAGGGATGCGGTGTGGGGAGAAAAAGACAGCGATTTCCGTACAGTACAACATTTTTACCCTACATTATTCCCGGAAACAGAAAAAGTAGATCGAGAATTGATAAAACGAAACGAAAGAATGCGCAGATTTGCGGAGGAGCATAACCGACTCTGGCAGCAGGCGCACAGCGGAAAGGAGGAAAGCTGATGTCAGGGACGACACTGGAACGCCTGCAGGTCATTATCGAGGCGAGTGCAACCAAATACAAAAAAGAAATGGATGCAGTTGCTCAGAAAACCCAGAAAGCAGAAGCGATCGTTGACCGCTGTATGTCCCGCGTGAACAGCATCGTCGGGAAGGCGAACACGGGGAACGCTGGGAAGACAGTAGACAACCTTACCGCGAAGTTAAAGCGGCAGCAGGAAGCGGTCGACCAGCAGGGCTTTAAAATCGACAACCTGCGGCGGAAGCTGCTTGATTTACAGTCTGGAAACGCCAGAAATGCAACCATTGCAAATCTGGAAGCGCAGTTGAAGGCGGCAGAAAAAGAGTTTGCAGCGGTAGACAAACAGATGCAGCCGCTACTGGATAAGCTCTCTGATTTACGAGATCAGGAGGCTATGGGGCTTACCCCATATGGATTACAGGAAGTCGAAAAACAAATTGACGCCCTGAATCCGGAATACGATGAACTGGAAGATAAGGTACTGTCTTTACAGAATCGTCTCGAAACTGCCCGGATGAATCCGGAAAGCACCGCAGAAGTGCAAAAGCTGAACGGGGAACTGCAGCTTGCCAACGAGAAGTTGGAACGACTGACCGGCGAGGCAGCACAGACGCAGGAACAGCTGGATGCTGCCGGAAAAGCGACTGAAAAAGGCAACGGCTTCGAAAAATGGCGGAACGGGTTGCAGAAAGTATCTGGGTTGTTGTCCAGAGTGGATGCAAAAATCAGCGGAATTATCGGCGGATTTACCAAGACCAAACGCCGGATTGATAGCTGCAGTGCAAGTACGGGAAACTTATCCAGGCATGTGAGCAGGATCACGAATCTGCTTCGGTTTTCCATCCTGTCGCGGGCATTTTCTGGCGTGTTTAGCGGATTGGGAAGTGGATTTCAAAATCTTGCACAGTACAGCAACGAAGCCAACGTGGCGTTATCCGGTTTGTGGTCTGCATTGGGGCAGTTGCAAAATGCGGTCGCAGCGGCAGCAGCACCTTTGCTGGAAGCGCTTGCCCCGGCTCTGATTAAGATCATCGAACTTGCAACGATGGCGGTAACGGCGATCGGACAGCTGTTCGCAGCACTGACCGGAAAAGGCACTGTCATAAAGGCAACGAATGCCTATAAAGACTATGCAGCGAGCCTGAAAAAGACGGGTGCAGCTGCGAAAGATGCCACACTCGGAATCGACGAGCTGAATGTGATCCAGAAGCAATCTGGTTCTGGAGCATCCGGCGGGCTGAATCCGGGCGACATGTTCGAAGAAGTTCCAATCGAAAACAAGTACAAAGACCTGGCGGGCAAGATCAAAGATTTCTTTTCGAAATTATTTGCACCTCTGAAAGAAGCATGGAACCGGGAAGGTCAGTTCGTAATGGATTCCTGGAAGTATGCGTTGGATGAGGTCAAAAAGCTGGTGCAGGACATCGGACGAGATTTTCTGACGATGTGGAACCAGGAAGCCACAATCGCCATGTTTGCGGATATCCTGCATATTATCGGGGATATCGGTCTGGTGGTCGGAAATCTGGCGAAAAATTTCCGCGAAGCGTGGAACGCAAACAACGCAGGACTGAGAACGCTGGAAAACATCCGCGATATTTTTGCGGTAATTATTTACAATATCCGGCAGGCTGCAGACGCTACCGTGGAATGGTCGGCAGGCTTGAACTTTAAGCCATTGATGGAGATGATCGCACAGTACACAAAGTCTTTGATTCCCGTGTTTGGCGCATTGTCCGGTGTGATATCGGATTTCTATGTGCAGGTGCTTTTGCCGCTGGGGGAATGGACGATTGAAAAAGGGCTGCCTGATCTTCTTCGGATCCTGAAAGAATTTAACGATAAAGTAAACTGGGCGCAAATCCGGCAAAATTTATCTGATTTCTGGGATCGACTGGAACCATTTGCAGAAACAGTTGGCGAAGGACTGCTGATCTTTCTGGAAAAGCTGTCCAACCTGACAGCGAATTTTCTGAATAGCGAAACACTGAACAATTTTCTGGACCATCTGGCGGACTGGATGGATAAAATCCAGCCGGAAGACGTTGCGAGAGGAATCGAAAATCTTGCGAAAGCATTTATTGCATTTAAGGCATCTGTGCTTGCTTTTAAGGTAGGTTCTGCTGCGTACAATGCAATCAAATTCTTACAGGGAACCTTGCCTGTGCTAAAAGGGCTCGGTTGGATTACGCTGGGCATTACCGTAACCATGATCGGTGTGGAAGCATACGAGAACTGGAAAAAAGATATTGAGTACATTCAAGAAAACGGCTGGAAAGCATTCCATTCAAAGAATCGGCAGGAACGTGCAAACAGTCCTTGGGCGATTTACGGGCATGACTCGACCGGAGTTGGAAACATTCAGGGCGAGAACGACGCTTATAATCCGTATGAAAATGCTGATTTTAGCTGGGTCGAAGAGTGGAAAAATAAGTTTCTGGAATGGCAGGCGAACAACCGCGCAAGCCGGGAAGCGGATCAGGCAGAGTGGGATCAATGGTTTAATGATCTTGGCGATAAATTCTCGAACTGGTATGAAAGCGAAGTTGCACCGTGGTTCACAGAAGAAAAGTGGACAGAGCTTTTTACAAATGTGAAGACCAGTTTTGAAACCAAATGGGCTGAAATTGTGGACTGGTGGCAAAACACAGCAATTTATACATGGTGGGAAGAAAACGTAACACCGTGGTTCTCCGAAGAAAAATGGTCGGAATTGTTGGAAAACATCAGAATAAGTTTTGAGACCAAGTGGGATGAACTTGTAGACTGGTGGTCGAATACCGCTATCGTTACATGGTGGGACGAACATGTAAAACCTTGGTTTGACACTGAAAAATGGAAGATGATGCTGGAAAACATAAAAACGTCTTTCAAAAAGAAATGGGACGAAACTGTTCTGCAGTGGAAAACGGACATCCAGAAATGGTGGGACGAGCATGTTGCACCGTGGTTTACAAAAGAACGTTGGCAAAAGCTCGGGGAAAACCTGAAAAATGGAATTTACGAGGGCTTTAAGGGACTTGCAAACAAGGTAGTTGATGTACTGAACAATGTAATTTCTTCGCTGGAAAGCATGTTGAATACTGCGCTGGATGGAATAAATGATTTGCTGTCTAAGTTAAACGAATCCCCGCTTGGAAAGATGCTTGACTTTGATTTTCAGGTCAGAAACGTTTCTTTTGGTCGCATTCCGAGATTTGAAGATGGCGGTTTTCCGGATCGAGGCAGCCTGTTTATTGCAAACGAAGCGGGACCCGAAATGGTTGGGCGCATCGGAAGAAGACCGGCGGTCGCAAACAGCGATCAAATTGTCGATGGTATTACGGCGGGCGTTGCAAACGGTAACGAAGTATTGGCAGAACTGCTGGTGCGGGTGATCGAACTGCTGGAAAAGATCAACGATCGGGACCCTGAAATTGTCTTTGATACCGCAGAGGGCATTAAAGCCATGCGGGAAAGAGAAGCAAGAAACGGGGTTGTATTCACATAACGGGGCGCGAAAGCGTCCCGCTTTTTGAAAGTAGGTGAGTAATTTGTGGCATACATCTATGTAGACGGAGAGGAATTTCCTTACCCGGAAAGAGGACTGAACGTAATTGTCACAACTCCTGTAAACTCTGCCAGGGACACAAAGGCGGAGTTTGTCGGGCAGCGAATCAGCCGAGATCAGTATAAAATCAATAATTTGAAGTGGCCCATGCTGTCGGCAGAACAGTGGTCGTTTATCTTAAAAAAGTTCCGCGAAGGCTTTGGTGTGCCGGTAACCTTTCCGGATCCCATCACACAGGACTGGATAACCTTAAAGATGTATCCGGGGGATCGCAGCGCGGAGCCGTACTGGATCGATGATGAGGACAAACCGACACGATACCGGAACTGCAAAGTGAATATTATTGATTGCGGGGTGTGAGGAATGCAGCATGTATCAAAAGAATATAAGACCTCTATGAAACAGATATGGCGGAATATCGGCTATATAAAGGTATATCTCGGGATCATAAACGAAGATGCACAAAAGCTTGTATCTGCGCAGGATATTCGGAATAATTTCGTATATTTTGCGGATGCGAATAAACCGTTCGATTCCTACCCGGTAGACCATATTTATGCCACCGCTGAACAGGATTTCGCAAAGACGGACGGCAGCATGTACTTTCTGCCGGAATCACCGACCGCTGATTTTTTTAATCAGGGCATCGTGACGCAGGATTTATCTGGGACCTTATATGTAGTGTTTGAGCATGAGGGACTGGATATTAAAGGGCTTACGATAGACTTCGGAGAATGCTATCCGGTTGATTTTACAGTCACAAACGATCATGGGACGCATGCGTACACTGGAAATGAGAAAAGTCGATGGGTAACCGAAGATGTATTTTACGGGACAACGTATCTGATCATTACGCCTACCAAAATGGTCAACGGCGCTGGGCGGCTGCGTGTAAAAGAATTTATCTGCGGGATTGCGAATGTGTATACGGACAAGGAAGTGCAAGCGTTTACTTATAAGGACGTTGTATCCCCGATTTCGGAAAAACTTCCGTCGCAGGACATGACTGTGACGATCGGGAATCTGGATCGTTATTACAACGCGGACAACCCAGAAAGTGCTGTGCGGTTTCTGGAAACCGGGCAGGAGATTCGGGCGTATTTTGGATATGATGTAAATAACGACGGCAAAATCGAATGGCTCGACCCGTTTAACGGATACCTTAAAAAATGGTCGGCGGACGATCAAAAGGCAAAGTTCACGGCGACAGACCGATTTGACAATATGACCGGGAAATACCACAAGGGCACTTATAACCCGAACGGGATTAGCCTGTACGCGCTGGCAGAGGACGTGCTCACGGATGCAGAAGTAGACCCGCGAGAATATTTTATCGACCCGTATTTGAAAAAGGTAACGGTTCAAAATCCAATCCCCATTGTAAAACATACAGAAGCGCTGCAGATGATCGCAAATGCGGGACGTTGCATTATGACGCAAGACCGGAGGAAAAAGATAACCCTCCGGTCTTCCTTTTTGCCTGATGTGAATGCAAATTCGGAGAATCAAACGGCGTTCAGCCGGGTGGAGAATATCCTCATGGACGATCCTGTAGACGCGTATGCAATGGGAAGCAGAGACTTTTCTACGACGGACGGCAGCATGTACTTCCTGCCGGAGAATACAGAATATCTTTCGATCGGGTATGTGAGCGATTCTGTAGCTGGTGCAGACGGCACTTTTGACCCACCGCCGAAAATAGATGTTGTGCTGGAAGCTGGGTATACCTGCTATGGGCTGCAGCTGAATTTTAGGTCAGTCGCACCACAGGAGGTTGTTGTGCGAACCTTTTACAACGGCGAAACGGTAGATGTTTATACCGTGGTAACCCCTGACCTGAATGCAGTGCTGGACGAAGAGCTGCAGCTTTTTGACCGGATGGAAATTACTTTTACGAAGTCTATTCCGGGTAGCCGTGTGACGCTGGACAAGCTGCAGCTCGGAAACGTTACGGATTATGTCCTGGATGACAGGGAGCTACTGGGAAATACGCCGATTGGAACGGTGGACACCAGATTAAAAGCGTTGACCATAAAGAAATGGGTTTACGCAGAGACGGAGACAGTGGAAGACCTGAGTAGCGGTGACATCATCGTGGATGCGGACGGGCAGGAGCTGGAAATCACCATGAATGATCCGGCATACGGCTATGCGGTTGAGCTGGATCAGGAGGAAATCAGCTGCGAAATTGCAGAAAGCTATAGCTATTATGTAAAGTTACGGTTTTCAGGCGTGAGCCAGTCTACGACCGTGAAATACACCCTGAAAGGGCATAAATACACGGTCTATGAAGGAAATTACAGGGTGCAGCACGATACGATTGGGGCAGAAAAAGAATGGAAAAACCAGCTTGTTAGCACCGACTTGCACGCTGCTGATCTGGAAGAGTGGATCGCGGGATATTACCGGAACAACCTGCAGTATGAATTTAAGTACCGCGGTGACCCGCGTGTAGACGCAAACGATCTGTTTTATCTGCAGCGGGAGAATCTGGACACTGCGCTGATCCGCGCACATGAAGTACAGCTTACTTATAAAGGAAGCTGGGAAGGGAAAATGAAAGCCAGGAGGAACAAATGGGCTGGATAGAACCGAAAACGGACTGGGACCCGACAAAAGACAGACTGAACCCGGAATCCTACAATCGTATCCGGAACAATCTGGCAGTGCTGGGAGAACTGGTGAATGAGATTTACGCCCCGCTTACGCTGGAAAGCATGGGCGAAGAAAAGAACTATTCCAGCTGGTATTATGCACGGGAATTTAATGTATTTGAACGAAATCTCGATGCAATAAACCAGACATCCTATAACAAAGTTATAGGGACAACAAAAACATTTTTTGACAATGGACCATTTATCGACAGCAGCGAACTGAACAGAATCGAATCTGCAACGTTGCGACTATATGAAATTGGTCAGAACCATAAAAAAACATTACCACGCCTGAGTGTACGCTTGGGCAGTTTGAAAGGAGTTAAATAAATGGGAGTAAAACAGGTAAAAGCCGTCATTAACGGCGTAACAACAGTCCTTACGCTGAACAGTTCGACAGGAAAGTATGAGGCGACGATCACAGCCCCGGCAAAATCCAGTTATAAGCAGACAGGACATTATTATCCGGTGTCTGTAACCGCGGAGGACTTGGCTGGAAATACAACCACGGTGAATGATAAACACAGCACGCTTGGATCAAATCTGCGCCTGACCGTAAAAGAAAAGGTTGCGCCGATCATTGCGATTACATCACCTACATCCGGTGAGCTTACTGCAAACAACAAGCCCACAATTACGTTTAACGTAACAGATGAAGATTCCGGTGTGGCAGCAAGTACTGTGAAACTGTACATCGACGACAAGGAAGTTACAGGACTTACCAATTCGGCAATTTCAAACGGTTATACCTTTACCTATACTGTTACAACAGCCCTTGTCGATGGAGCACATACTGTAAAAGTAACCGCATCCGATAATGACGGTAACGCAGCAGGTGCAAAGACCCTGACCTTTAACGTGCTGGCTACAGCTCCGAACCTTGCGATCACCAGCCCTGCAGAAGGCGCTTACTTCAAGGCGAAGACCGTAAGCTTCGCAGGTACTACAAACGGCGCGAAGCTGACCGTAAAGGTGGGCAACGGAACTGCACAGAATGTAACAATTGCGGACGGCAAATTCTCCGGAACTTTCGATCTGGCAGCGGAAGGCAAGAACGTTGTCACGTTTGTGTCCACAAGCGCATCCGGCGTTACCACAACGATTACCAGAAACCTGTATCTGGATACAGTCGCACCTGCTATTTCTGCGGTTACAATTACTCCGAACCCCGTAGATGCAGGCAAGACCTATATCATTTCCGTATCCGTAACGGACTAAGGAAAATGATATGGTCGTAAAGCTGACAGGAAAAGTAAACGGCGAGACTATCATTTTTGAACGCAAAGCGGGAGGATTGTGGGTAACTGCAATCCCCCGCGTAAAAAGCGGTGCCTACGCTGTGGAGCTGACAGCAGTCGATGAAGCGGGAAATGAGACGTTTTGTACAAAATATATCCTGACAGTTGACCTCGGCGCGCTTGCGGTAAAACTGGAACCGTTCCCGTACAGCGTGCAGCTGTTGCAAAGTAGTTTCCGGGAGGGCATGCGCATGACGGCGACATTTGATTATGGAGAAAGCAAGCATATCCGGCTGCTTGTAGTCTCGCGAAAAAAGGAAGATTTTGACATATCGAGCGCGTCGTATGTCCTTACGAAGGATGGCGCAAACGATCCGGAAGACAGCGGCAATGTGGTTATTGATGAACATGTTTTAGATGCACTTATAGCGCCAATGCAAAAAGGACGGTATAAGCTGACTATTACATATCACATTACAAATGAGACATTTGTAGAGGAAGTGCATATTGCTGTATTGTAAGGAGGTGTGTCTGTGGGAATCGCAATCACAAAAGTTACTGTGTCGAAAAATCCTGTTGGCACATCGGAAAAGTTCCTGATCACGGTGACAGTGAAAGAACTTACCAGCGAGCCGACGATGTACCGGCTCCCTTACACGTTGGGAAAGGAAAAAGGAGGACTGAAATAAAATGGCAAAACAGGTACTGCCTACGAACTTTATGGATGATATTCTGAATGAATCCATGAACGGGAAAAGAAGATGGATCATTACGCAGAACGATGATGGTACATACACATTTGAGGATGCGACCACCTACGACCAGCTTGGAAATACTTTCGGGCAGGCACAGGTGAACGAGATGAATAAAGCGATCAACGAGAGCGTCGATCAAGCGCGGGTGATTGATGATTACAAAACGCTGGCGGCAGTAAACCAGAACGGTTTCGTGCCAGGCGCGAAACCAGTTGCTCAGTTAATTAGTGATTTG